CACATACACCGTTTTGCCGTCACCGCCTTGCGTATTACCCAGATAACTCTCACCCGTTCCGATGGAATAAGCAGCAGGCTGTCCGGTTAAGTCAAATCCCGTTTCAGGCTGTGCGGCACTCAAAGCAACAGGCAACGTCACAATGGCAGCAATCTTACGGACATTCAGCATAATATCTTCCAGGAAACTTTCATTTTGAGAATGCTGCGATTGAGACAGTAACCGGGCCGGCTCAGCCGATTCAGGCAACTGATTCCATTTACTCTCTGACAACTGTAATCCCGGCACAACTGTCGGAGCAGATAACTCAGGCGAAACCGCATGGCCCGGCATATCCGTAAGTCCGAAAGAAGCAAGCAGATCCGAAACATTAAATCCTCCGTCACCTTCCTCCTGCGATTGTTGCCAGCTTTCCGCACCTTCCTGCTGGCCTTTCTCCCAGGCTCCCGACCAGTCGCCGTTTCGGATCACATTCACTCCGACACCAAACGGATTTGCACTTATCAGTCCGGTAGCTAACTCAGCAGCACCTTCCTTCGCACTTTCCCATGCCCCGTCAAAATCACCCTCAAACAATTGGCCGATTGCTCTGCCCAGCATGCCGATCCCGTCGATAATCTGCCTGATCGGGTTAAGTATGGCATGTTGCAATCCGGCGCCAAATTCCTGAATCACATTCCAAACCCCGAAAACAACCTTCCGGAAGTTTTCGAACCGGTTCCAGCATACCATCACAACAGCTACGACCGCACCGATCGCCAATACAATCCAGGTCAGCGGAGAGGCTAAAAAAGCACTGTTTAAGGCCCATTGAGCAGCTGTCAACACCCCCGTTGCCGTAGCCTGGATACCCTGATACAGGGCCACTGCCTTCGATATCGCAAATAAGCCGCCCAGGACTCCGACCAGCAATCCCACATTCGTAGTAATAGTGACTACAAACGGATTCCCTTCCTGCAGTGCAGTGAACCACCACGTAAAACCTTCGATAATACCCGACAAAGCCGAGAAAACACCCTCTAAAACAACTGCCGCAACGCTGCATACCTTTTGAACCGCAGCCGCAATCGTGGCGCTGTTGCCTTCGATCCAAACGATTACTTTCTCGAACAGATTACCGAAAACTTCAATCACCGGGAACAATGAATTACGGAACTGAACAGTCAATTTTCCGATACGTGCCAATAACGCATTCACGCCATTCTCATGCTGTTTCCATCGCCCTTCAGGCGTTTGTGTCAGCGCCTCGTTGGCACCTCCGGCTGCTTTCCGTACAGCTTCTTCCAATACAGCCACCCGGGCAGCCTCATTACCGAACTGTAAAAGCGTCTGTTGAGCTTCCGTCAATGTGATGCCGTAAGCCGACAAACCGTCAGCCTCTCCTTTCATCACTTTGCCAAGCGCTCCGGCAATCGCTGCTGCATGATCCTGTGTAGCATTGATACCATGCTGCTTAGCCAGCAGATCATTCATCAAAGGAAGCAACTTTTCAAGGCTATCCGGTTCGGTAACAGTTGTGGCCAGCGAATTAGCACCCGATAATTGGATGTGCTGACTGATCACGCCAAGCTTCTGCTGAGCCTTCGACAATTTCAGAATAGAATCGGTCTGTTCCTGTCCCGCCTGCATGCTGTTTTGCATAGCAGTCGAAAACTGTGTTTCGGCATTGTATTGCAAATCCCATTGTACCAGGCCGTCCTTGACGGCATCATTGAGTCTTTTACGCGCTTCCGTCAGCAAATTAAGCGGACTCAACATCTTTGTCAATGCCGGAATGCCTGCTTTAATTTTGTCCAGCCACCTGCCTAACCCGCCTTTCTTCTCGCCGTCCAGTTTATCGATCTCTTTACCGGTCTGTTCTATTTTCGGAGTGTCCAGCTCATCTATCTCATCGTTCAGTTCCTGAATATGCAAACAGTTCAGCTGGTTCAATTGAATATGAATATCCCCAAACGCACTACCCAGCTTTTCAATATCATCGACATTGGAACCTTCCAGTTTTCGAATGCTGTCATTCAGCTCTTTTATTTTTGAATTATAAGCCTGTAAGCCTTCCATATTACTTACAGGTATCCATTCGCGTTCCTGCTGCAGAAAATCAACCTTTTGTTTCAAAGACCCAAGTGTTTCACCCGTATCATTGAACGTACGGTTCACCTCTGTCAGCTTCATTTGTAAGCCACCGAACAGATCGAGCATCTTCTCATTCTTGATCGTAATGCTGTCCATCTTGGCCGAAACCTCATCAATCAGGCTAAATCTATATTCTATTTCGTTCGACATTGATTATTTGGGTAAAGCGTAACTATTTAAAAACCATTCACTCATTTTTATCTGATGTGCCCACATCTCATCAGCCAGCTCATCAGGATCCATATGCAGGACAGCACGGATCAGGGTGTCCCCGGCAAACAAACTGCCGGGGTTTCTACCCGTCTCTGTCCCTTCTATAACTTTTTTATTTCAGCCTCCTTGATTTCAATCAGTTCAGCCAATACACTCGATGCACCCAGGAACAAGGCATCATCCGTTTTGATATCCTCATCACCTGCCAGCCAACAGTTATTAAGCATAATCTCGTTGTATTTAAGCGGATCTTTGCTTCCTAAAACAGAAGCTGCCGATAATGTTTTGCGATCCGGTTTTTTCAGATAAGCGACTCTACCGTCCACTTCAACCTGAAATACATCGCCGTGTTTTCTTTTCCACTCTTTAATCTGTTCGTCTGTTACTGTTTTTTTCATATCTATTGGTTTAGCAGTTTTAATAATTTATACAACATTATATTTAATATCCATCGCAATAAAAGGAAGTGCATGTTCCTGATACAAATCTCCTTCTTTGATGCCATGTCCCACTTCCGTAAGGCTCACTCCTTCCAACTTATCGGTAGTCACTACCCCGTCTTCAGACACATAACATACAATGATATCAAAATTCAATTCAGTTGCAGAGGTATATCCTGCAGCCTTTGCAGTCAGATTGAGCGCATTCATTTCACTCTGCAAAATAGTGATCGTTCCTTCAATCTCGATTTTACCTTTTTGAATGCAACGAGCCTTGCTACCTGCGGCGTAAAGAGCTTCTGTTTGTTGCTTCGTTTTGTATTCAATACCACGTATGCCTGTAACAGGGCGACCTAAAAAAGCGATAGTTACATCTTTCCATGCATACTCATTTCCTTTAAATTCCATATTTTTTCTTATTTAATCGTTTAAATATTTGTTATTGATTTTTATTGGTTTGGCAGCTCTTAAACCGTATGCCAAACATATAGCCATTGGTATAATCTGGGGATTATTCAAATGGGTTTGTAAAAGAAAGATTAACGTTGATTTGTCGTAAGATTGCTGTCGGAATAATTGTAACGTTAATATTCATTGCGCCCGAACTGATAATGTTTTGCGCAGGATCAATATAAGCTTCGAAACTACTGATTTCGTTAGCCATCTGTGTATTGACCGCACGGATTATAGCTGCCTCAAAGTCTTTACATACGCTGGTTGGGATCTGTCCTTTTTCGTTGACAGTCACATTATCCATAATGTAATCGATATACGTTGTATAGGCAATGATAATTGCTTTATCAATTACACGACCCAGGTTAAGCGAGCTGTAATCGTCAGAATCAGGAGCAGCTAAATGATCATCATTCAAATAATAACCGGCTTTACCTGTGTACGTACGATAGAAGATATATCCCGCTTCGTCTAAAGCATTCCATAATGCAAGGTGCTTCTCTGGTGTCTCACCATCTGTCAGATATCCTTCGGCTGCAATTGATCCGGTACGTACACGGGCAATAGATACATTTACGGCAACACTGGCTGCACGCCCTAATACCTGCCCGATAGCTGCAGAATATAACTGGCTGTTACCATAAATACCGTCAGATGCCATGATCAGACCAATCCGGTTGTAAGAAGCCGAACGGGGCTTATACAAGGTATCCGTTTTTCCACTCCATGCAAGTGCCGGTAAAAGCACTCTGAAAGGCCACATTTGCGATGCATAACTAAGCGCTACTGCCTGTGCTGCTTCTGCCGCTGTTACAACGTCTTTATCAATTTCTTTATCAAGAACAGGTGTGTAAGAATTATCGGTGTTACGATTAACTCCTAACAACCGGATGCGTCCGCCGGCTGCATTGATAATTTTCCGGATTGGACTACCATCTGTGGTAGCACAAATCTCTGTTAACGTTTTAGTGTCTTCAACGGCTAATAAATAAAGTTCGGCGCCATCGCCCGATGCTTTGTAGAAAGCATTTACTTCTTTATAAATTAGCGGATTGTTTGCTTCTGTGATTCCCATATTGGTTAAATCACGTGGGCTGGAAAGGGTATACACCGTGTCGAGTGCGAACTTTGTGGTAACTGCTGTTCCCGAAAGAATCAAACCTGCTACTCCATCGTCGGTAGTTGATACACGGCCAAGCCCTCCATTGCCTAAATTAATGTTTACGTTTGCTAATGCCATTTTAAATAGTTTTTTTGAATAAAAAGATTAATTATTAATAATGACAGGATTACTCCTGTAGAAAATTAGTATAATGTTGATTTGTTATTTCTTAGTAACACACCCCTGAATCCCCTCTCAAGAAGGGAAGTGTTTATGCAAAATGTATGTTTTTCTATTCATTTTCTTAATGTTGATAATCAGAGAATATATCCTTAATGCATTTTTTCCTTAGCCTTATATATGTGTGGCTAGAGCACTATGAGAGAATTGATTCCCCTCTTGAGAGGGGTTAGGGGTGTGTCACCTTTTAAGTTCTTTACGAAGAGGAAGGTTTGCTACTTAGTTGCTTAACGTATTGAAATAAAGCGCTACTTCCTGTTTTCGCCTGTTTAGAAGTCCGTTTAATTTTTTTCCGCCTCCGAATATCCATCTCATAAATTCTTCTTTTATCTGAGGATTATCCGGATTCTCTTTTACATACTTGAGCAGTGTCGACCGGTTGAAGTTTCCTGCACCTACATTGTAGGTAAAAGATACCAATGCGTCGAATTGATACTGGTTTAAATTGTTTGAAGCTGTGTTGACTACTTTTTCCGCAGTTTCCAGATCAGCGATCAAGAGACTTTCCGCTTCCGCTTCGGTAATTGTTTTTCCTTCTGTTACATCTTTGCCTGTATGTCCGTATCCAATTGTTAATATGCCGGCCGGACAGTGGTAAGCAGTCAGTTTTAATCCTTCATATTGCTTTATTAAATCAATTCCGTTTTTTGATGTTTTCATTTGCTTATTTTGATATAATTTTTTGTTTGTCCGGAGAAATTTATTGAGCATATTTACCGATCATTTTTTCTCACTTTTTACAGCTGTGATCAACTTTTATACAAAGGTACGGAACGGTTTATGTTGTTTAAAATAAGTGTCTAACGGTTAGACAGAAGTGTCTAATGGT